TTCCCTGTTACTGGCGTATGTGAAGAAGAAGGCTTAGATTTTCTTGCTGCATCATTTGACGGCTTAACCATGTGCGAGTCTATCGCTTGGGAGCATAAATTGTGGAATGAAGATTTAGCTGATTGCGTTAGTATAGATCGAGATCTGCCAGATACGCACTGGCCACAAGTTGAACATCAGTTGATTGTTTCCGGTGCAAATTACTGCTTGTTTACCGTGTCTGATGGCACTGAAAAAAATATGACTTCATTGGAATACACATCTATTCCTGAACGCCGCAAAGCCGTTATTGATGGATGGTTGCAATTCGCTACTGATTTATCCACTTACACGCCTGAGCAAAAGACTGAAAAAGTCTCTGCTGATGCAATCCGTGATTTGCCAGCGTTGGTTTTTAACTTTAACCGGACTGATTTAACCATTAAGTCAAATCTGGACGTATACAAAGAAGCCGCGACTGATTTAGTCGAAAAAAGCAAAAAGAAACTGGAGTCTGATCAGGACTTCGCCAATGCCGAAAGCATGATTAAGTTTTTCAAGGCGGCTGAAGAAAAACTGTCAGCAGTTGCGGAAAGTGTTGTTGGTCAGGTTACAGACATTGACCGATTTGTGAAAGACATTAAAGAGATCAGCGAGTCAATCAAAGCGGCCCGACTGAATACCGATAAGCAGGTTAAGAGCCGTAAAGAGCAGATCAAGTTGGAGATCGTGCAATCAGCTCAAAAAGAATTATCCGACTTTGTGTTGCAACTTGAATCTGATGCTGGTTATCCGATGCCACGCATTAACGCCAATTTTCCTGAAGCTATCAAAGGCAAAAAAACAGTTCAAAGCCTGAAAGATGCGGCGGCTGATGAATTGGCAAAAGCTAAAATCGAAGCCAACAACTACGCAGCAGTGATCAAGCGCAACGTAGAAATCTATCAGCAGCATAGCAAAGGCTTAACCTTCCTGTTTAACGACTTTGCAAACATCTGCCTGAAAGCGCATGACGACTTTTTGTTGTTGGTTCAAAGCCGTGTTTCTGACTACGAAAAACAGCAAGCAGATTTGAAAGCAGCACAAGAAGCCGAATTGTTAGCCAAACAGCAAGCAGAAGCCAATAAGCCAGCTCCAGCAGTACAAACAGTTGCCGAAGAAGTTAAAACGCAACCTGACGCGATTGGCGAAGCAAAAACGGCATTAGCTGGCAAAGTTGGTGATATGTTTTCAGCAGTTGAACCGACTTTAAGCTTAGCGCTTGATGCGTGGTGCAATGAGTGCGAAATCAGCGACGAATGCAAAACGCAGCTTTACGCCATCCTGAACAGCTTTGGCGTGGACGTTTAATTATGGCAAGCCGCAACACCAGAGTAAAAGTAAAGATGTTGCGCGACTGTGACGGAGTACCTAAAGGCTCCGTCTTGGTTGTCAGGACAAGCGGATTCACAGCTACGGTTTTAGAAGGTGAATTCATCAAAAAGCAGATTAACAAAAACAGCTACAAGGTGATTGCAGTATTGCCTGAAACTGCTGACAGAGTGGAGATTGGTTAATGTCAGAAATGAAAGAATGCCCGAATTGTGGATTAACTAATTCGGCCCACAACTCAGATGGTTACTGGGAAATAATAAACGACTATCAAAATCTGGCAATGAAAAAAGAATCAATGCCTGATTTGATAAAGTTGGCGCAGCTTAGCTTAGGCAGGGTTGTTGTGTCTGTTTCATCTTCCGCCGTGCCTGATGGTCATTTGTGCTATGAGAAGGATTATGCTCATATCCGCAATGCACAAATGCTCATTGACCGTATTTTGGAAATCAGAGAATGCAGGATCGACAAATGAACGCAACACTAAAAGCAATCCGTCTGCAAATGATCGCTGATGCAGTCGAAAAAGTGAACAGCGAAAGAAACCAGCAAAGTGACGAATTCAAGCTGGATGAAATTAACGAGCAGGAGAAAGACGATGGACACGAATCAGATTATTAATGACTTGCGGGAAAGGCTGGTTAAAGCTGAAAGTGAGCGTGATGCTTTGGCTTCTCAGGTTGTGGCGCTGATTCAGATTTGTAAGGATGATTATAAGGATCATCTTGAGCGCAGAGATTGGATGCCACATGAACACATCTCGGCAGCGGTTGATGAATGGGCGGCAAAGCGCCTACCAGCTCCGACACAATGCCTAGCCGCCCACGATGCGGAAGTGGCTAAGGCTGCTGTGTTGTCTACGCTGCGAACGTATGGTGATACAGATTTGAGCCATGAAGAAATAGAGTCGCTGGCTGAGTGCTACGCCATGCAAATTAGAGTAAAGGCAGTAAAACCATGAACCTATCCGACCAAATGCACTCACAGTGCGTTAATCTCTGTATAGCTAGACACATGGCTAGGCTGTACGGCGAAAACGAAGCCAGAACCATTACAAGAGTCGCAAGAAAGATACGCGATGAAACTAAAGATCATAAACTGTATGAGCTGATGAAGATGTATAGCAGTGATATTAATCCGGCTACGGTTAACGGCAAAAGAATGACTGGCGACGAATTGAAGGTAATGTCAGTTGATAATTTACACAAAGGCATGATCATGGAGGGCGTTTTATGATTGAGGTAATTACTTGGTATTTAGTTGCCAGCGCTGTTTTCACTGCTGCCTGCTGCTTGCTATTCACTTGGCAAAAGCGTAATGACGGCAAAGAGGTTAATTAAATGACTGCGCTTTCTATTGCTGAATTAGCAAGAATATCAGGCTGCTGCGAGTCAACAATCAGAGAGCGCATTGCTAAAGGATTAACCGGAGATAAGTTGACCGCTAAACCTAAAGGGCGCGGCGGTAATTTTAAAATCACCGAGCAGCAAGCACGCAAATGCTGGGGTTTGATACTTGATGGTTGCAGCGTTAAAGAAGCCGCAAAAGGGGCTGGTATAAGTTATGGTCAAGCTGAAAATATAAAGTACGGCGCAGCATGGAATCACATAACCGGACTGCCAAAGTATGAGCGAGACTATTAGGTCTCGCTGTCTAAAGGAATTAACATCATAGCTTGGTTATGAGTCAGTAGTGTGACTTTGCCAGAGCCTACAGCAAGCTCAAACTCAACACCATTGCCAGCAGTTTCAGCGTATTCTGCAAGCGTTTACATTATTCCTCCTGTGGGTTAAGGTCCATTATTTGGCGCTTTTTATAGGATACAACACCCGATTATGTATTAGGTGGTTGATTTGTAATTAATTAGACTTAACAGCAGTTCAGCATCAACCATGCCTTTCAATTTATGACCTAAATTGGTGGGGTGAACCCCGTCACTACTTACTGCCAAGTCACACACACCCCAACCTGAAGCGGTACCTACTTTTCCGGTTCCTGTAAGGTAACTAGACCCCCTTATGGATACCGTTGCCCCTGACAGTTGAGATCTTGCAATCTTATCGACTGATGCAGTGTTTCCACTTACTGAACGAACGAAAAACGCTGTACCATCATCAAATTCATACGTTGCACCCATAATTAGAGGTAAAGTGGTGCTTAATGATGTTGCGTTTTCTGAAACGGCAGCTGTCGTGGTTGTTGATGTAAAGTCGAAGCCACCGTTCAAGCCAAGGCTCATGTCGTCAATAAAAATACAATCGCGTTGCTTTGCAATTTGTTTTGCTGCAAAGTTTTGCTGCAAACTATTAACCGAAACACTGCCTATACCTTTGTTCATTGTAGGTGAACTAATGACAACTATTGGATCTTTTCCAGATGCCTCGACGGTATCAAGTAAGGTGTTCAGTGCTGCAACAATCTGCTCAGCAGTATAAGAAGAATCATTAATAGACAGAGATATCCACAACAAACATTTCTCATTTTCCGGCATAAGATCAAGGGCATCATGCTGGATTCTCTGCCCGTAAGGCACTTTCGGAGCGCCGGGCGTAGCCATCAATCCAGTTCCACCAACAGCTGATGCCGTGACATCATCCCAGCCTAAATACTCGGCAAGATATGTTACCCAAGACCATATTTGACCGGCTTCGTTTCCTACGCCCTCCCCGAAACTGTCAGACATGACAAATGATTTAAGTCCTCTTCTAGGGGCTGGCCTGATAGTATCCGTTAAATTAGTCCAGACACCGCCAAATCGAGAGTAACCCATCAATACATCTATTCTGCGTGTTCCTATTTCACTAAAGACAACAGTCACGTAATAATAGTTGCCGTCTGGTGAAATTGAGTAAGGTTCAAAAGAAATAAACTCTCCATCAACCTTTATTAATATTTTTGCTGCCCCAAAAACCTGAATACTAAAAGCCGATCCTGTGTGAATAAAACTAACTTGATTGACTTGGGATGTGACCAAGCTTCCGGTCAGATCATTGGATATAATGCTTTGATTTCTAGGGAATGATGGGCCAGCATCATAGTAACCGCCACGAAACAAGCTAAATGCTCCAGAAGTATAAAGCTGAGATCCAGAGTTTCCGTTGTTAGTTGCCGCCCATCTTTGCCCAGATGCTAGTGAATTGGATGATGTTACAGTAACAGTCGGGGGTGAAGGCATTAGCTTTATGTTTTTTACTGAAAAACCTGAATCCGATATATCGCTATATCTAACTAAATCAATCAGATCATTGACGGCGTTTGCAACATCGGAACCTGTACTGCCATTAGGATCATTTTCATCAACACCAGATATTAGTTTGGTAATACTCATTTCAGCCCCACAACTTTGAATTGTTAGTTAGTACGCCGCCAGAAATAAGGCGTCCGTTTTGAATAAAAGAACCGCCTCTGACTACTAAAGCTCTGGAAATAACATCCCGAACCACGCCACGCATTACTGGTCTTAGCATTTATCTAATCTCGTAAGTTACAGAGCCAGTAACAACACATCTGATATGAATGAATCTTGAATCAACCACTTGAGCGACTCCGGCAACTATAGTGCCTAGCACCGCTGGGTTATCCCATGTTGGGCCTACTTTTGATTGAACTGTAAGAGATCCTGTTGATGCTGAACTGTTAGATATAGTAACAGGTCTATCAATGAAGAATTCTTCTGTTGTGGTGAAAAATGATTCTGTTCCGCCGATGTTTTCCATAATTGCCTCGCAATTTAATTGATAGCTTAGTATGGATTATGAGCAAAAAAAAGACCAGCAATTAAGCTGGTCAAAATCAGGAGTTTTACAACAGGCTGGGGAACCTGTTTTTATTATGTCTGATTTTCTTTTGGTGTAAAGGTCTTTTTGTTTGAGCTGAACTTATCCATAGCTTTATCAACTATCTGACCCATGTACGGGGCGGCAAAATAAAAGCCAAGTATTAGCATCATTGCGCCGTTAAGCTGACTTGCTGACTCACCTAAAACCTCTGCTGACTCCATCAGTTTTTTGCTTGTTTCAGCCTGAACCCACGGCGCGATTGATGAAAGCACAATCTGTACGCCATAAATCGTACCCCACAGCATTGATAAGCTAACGGCAAGGAATCGACGCGCAAGGTTTTGACCTTGGGTAGAGTCCATCCATTTAATGAGCATTGACCGTGCCTCTGTGAGGCTTGCGGCTGCGTCTGCGGCCTTTTCCTCGTTAGTGTATACCAAAGCATCTAGACCATCCCTGAGCGCTCCAGCGGTTGATTTAATGGCCTCGTCCGAGCTGAATAACTTACCTAGGAATGAAAGCATTAAATTATCCTCACCTCAAATTCATCCGGCAGCAGAGATAAAATTTTATCCATCGTAGCGCCTGAATTGGTTACGGCTGGAGTTTGATCGCCGTCCAGAAACTTAATGGAGTCACCAACCAAAACGCAGCCTTGGATTTGCCTTGTATAATTACCCCTGTGTATCTGGATAAACTGGCGATTAGGCACTGATTTCAATTCAATAACTGAGCCGTTTTTCTGTGATTTGCGTTTAAGTGCTTTGTAGGTTCCGGCTGGAATGCAGCTAATATCCTGAGCATTTCCTAAATCTGGAAGCTCAAGCGTAAAGCACTGAAAGCCGCCTAAGTATAAGCGGCCTAAAGTGCAGTCTTTGTGATACCAACGATTTATAGTGATCATTTATCCTCCAATAGATTTAATTGGAAATTTGCTTTCCTTGATTTGGCTTCTCATGTCCGCTACAGCATCCTTGTCATTTGGTAGCGCCAAGTCGTAGCGCCGTAACCAGAACCGATAGTGGCCTGAACGTTTAACCCTGACACTTTAAATGAATTTTGAAGCGCAGCAACTGTATTTGTGTTGCCTGAAGTAACTGCACCAGTTAAAGTACCATTAGCAAATATCATACCCGATGTGGCATTTGCTCCACTGCCATTTTGCTGAATTGACACGTTGTAACACTGGTCTACCGCTGAGTTTAACAGGGTCTTGAACGTATAATCTCCAGCTCCATTGCTTTCAAAAGTTCCAGTATATGTTAATCTTCGACCAAACATCTCTATTTGACCCACACCGCCCGAGCCAAAAGGATAGCCAAAAGCTGACCAAGGGGCAGAATTAGTAGTAAATGCAAAGCAACTTTCAGTTGGTGTCCCTGATAATTTTAATCCTATTTGTCCAATAGCCCAGTTAGAACCTGTTGCACCAAAACCAATAGTTGCAGATGCTACTCTGTTGTTTATGAAATCAACCCCAGATGCAATTGATATTTTACTTGTATTATCATTGCAATATATTGCAGTCTTTTGCACTGAGTTTGCATAAACAGAACTACCCCAATCAGTGATATTTACACCGGAGGCTACTTTTACTTCTGAGTTGATAATAACTAAAGGGCCTCTACTTATGTTATGTATTGTACCTGAAGCTATAATAAAGTTAGTTGAATCTGTAACTTTAATACCACCTGCATCATATAAGTCATTAGTTTCAGATTGACCTATACCTAAAGCTGCCAGTCCATTAATAGTTACTCTATCTGCTTTCTCGCACTCTACATGCCAGTTGTGCTTAATACCAGAGGCAGATGCACTAACTGTGTGTACGTTACTCATCTGTACATCAGTCACTCTTCGACTAGTTAAACCTTTTATACGAATAATTGGTTTCTCTGCTGAGTTAAATACTTCACCAACATAGATATTGGATAATGCGGTATTGATGTGATTTGTACTACTGTTTAATGGTGAAAGCTCTATGCAGCACTCAGTTTGACTATTTGATAAAATGTTACTTAAACGTCCACCGCCTGCCATCACTCGAATGCCGGTAGCGCCGCCAGTCACCTCTAAATTATCAGCAAAGAAATCGCTATACATAGCGATAGAACCGCCGTTAGTGCCACCACGTATAAACATGCGGCCGTAGTGATTCAGTCCTTGCTCTGCCCACAGAACCCACTCAGTAAAACCAGTGGCTTGCAAATCTTCATAAACCCAACCAGCACCAGACAACTGCCTTACCGCATACCCACAAGTATCGTTGCCGTTAAAGTTTAGACCTTTAAATTTAACGTTATCTACACCGCCAACACCAGTCTGACTAATGAATATATCTGTCTGAGAAGGGGCTGCTGGTCTGATTGTAGTTTGTGGCGTGTATGCAAAACCACTGCCAGCGCCGATAATCTCCATTGTTTGAAAAGCAGATGTTAGGCTTAGTTCTGAGCAAGTGTAGTCGCCCTTGCCGAGCATTAGCTTCTTGAAACCTTCGGCGGCTGCCGCTTCAATAAATGGCTTTATATCTAATGGGAATGTCCAACCCATTGCGCGCAGCGTTGTCGTTGCGCCATCAGATAATGCTGACGCTTTGACGCCACCGACCAATTCCTGACTGCCTGCTGAGGCCAAACGCGCCTCTAAATCATCAATAACTAACCAGCCACCAGCACCAGTACCGCCCGTAGATGCAGGTGTGGAATCAGGAGGTACGATTTTTCCTCCGCTTGGAATTTCACCGCTGAAGTAATAGTAAAATCCAGTGCCGCCGTCAGCAGTCGACCAAAGCAACAACGAACGGCCATCTGGTACGGTAGCGCCAGTCTCAAACGTAAAGCCCTCAAGTCGGGCAAATCCTAATGCGGCAATCTTTGCAGCATATTGTTGATCACGCATAGGGATGGGGGTTATTGTTTCGCCAACCCTGTTCTGATACTGCGCCGTTGCGTTTGAAAAACGAGTTGCGTCTTGAACGTCTCGCTGGAGATCTTCAAACCGATCGGATGGAACATTTGTTGTTAAAGCCATTTATATCTCCGACATATCGTAATTGACTATCTTTTGAAGCAGGTTAGATCCGCCAAGTTCTGCAACTCCAATGATTAGATCTTCAAATCCTAATGACGGAATACTAAGGCGAGGAACGACTATTTCTGCTTGATAAGTGATTATTTTTGCTTCTTCTCCGGCGTACTGAGGAAATCCGGAAGGGGTGAAGCTGGCAATTTGAGTAACCAATCCATCTTCAATAGATAAATCAATTTCAAACTGTGCGCCGTTTCTTATCTCTCCGTCATTTAGCCGCAGCCACGCCTGAAATGCTAAAGCGTATTGTCTTTCAAACTTCAGGGTTACATTAAAATAATCGGGCACATCTTCGCTGATTATTTGCGTGTAATAAGCGCCTGCTGCTGGCTGGCTTGTTTGATAAGTGGCAGCTCTTGTCCTGCTGTAACCAGCTTGCAACGGGCCGCGCAAAAATGTCGGGAATGTCAGCATCTGGTTTAATCCATTTCATACATAAGTTCATTATACTCAACTAGGGTGATTTCGCATTCACCTTTTTCGTTCGGGCGACTTCTGCCATCGAATATAAATTGTGTAGCGTCTAGGTCATTGTTTGATGCGATAACATAACGACTACCCAACTGTTGAATGCCGGAAGGTAAAAACACTCCGGTTAAGCCTGTCGCCTGAAAGCCGAATATATTGCCATCAGGTCTTGGGTAAGCTCTCACGCTGTTGCTTGAGTTGCCATCAGCATCAGTGACATAAACCCAATATTCAACGCCTGAAGCTGGCGTAAATCGTTCAGATGTCGAATAAATATTGCCTGAAACTCCGATTATTTCACCATCGAACATATCGCCGTCATACATATCAATGTAATCAGTCCTTTCGCCTTTAGCGATTAATAGCGCATCATTCAAGGCTGTGTCTGTGATACTGATATTCTGATAAATCAGTCTCCTTACCTCTAACTCTACTCTGTTAGTCGCCTGAGCAAGGTTTCTGCACCCGATTAAATCAATCTCAAAAGGACGAATTCCAACACCTTCGGTAATCACGCCATCTTCATCAAATTTGCGGCTAATTACTTGACCAGCGTTTTTAGCCGGATCAACATATTTCACGGTCACAGAATCATAGTCAGCCGGACGGCGGAAGTTTTGCAGGTATTGAAAATTACCACCAGCCAAGTTTCGACGGTTAAACATAAATGACCGGACAGGGCGAGCTTGATCCCTGACAAAAGTCCAGACCATGACATCTTCCCACGGCGTAACTCTTGCCACATTACAGCAAGCTTGAAGCCTGTCTCTTGCGGCTACGTTTGAATCGTCAAAGGTGTAATCAAAATACCCTAACTGTGCATTGGTCAAATTGTCGTGTATTGAGTACAGTCTATCTGTGTCAATATATTCAAGCGGTACGCCCATTTGCTCATAAAGCACGTAAAATGCGTAATCGCAGAATCTTCTTGTTGCAATGTAATCAGAGCCATAAATACCAGTATCAGGATCGAATATCCGAAGCTTGCGAGTTACCAATGCGTTTATTTTTGTGCTGCCTCTGCTTACTGTAGATGCCTGCGTTGCTCTGTTAACCTCTATGGATGTAACAAATCCAAAATCAGTTGTGTATGGCGTAACAGATTCAAGTCTTTCAAGTTGCAGTAAATCAAGCGCATTATCACCAAGAGAAGCTGTCACCCTTGTTGCTTTCGCTCTAAATGATCCGGCAGTTATTAATCCGAAGTCTGAATCAATAACAAATGTAGCTGCCTGCGATTGCTGCGTGTTACCGGTAAAGCTTGCGGCCCTTGTGTATGTAACGCCTGTTGGATCTCCAGCGCCATCTAACCTTTCAACGATTAATGTAGCTGTCACTGTTGCATCGTTACCATCACCTGACCTAATGCCAGTTGGCATTTTAAGGTGAAACCTGACTTCAGTAACTTCATCACCTGCCAAAACATACCAAGGCGAGTTAAACGAAAAATCAGTATTTGTAATGGTGCCGCTTACTATTCTGCCGGCATCGGTAATCGGATCGCTAACCAGTGTAAAATAGGTGGAAAAAACCTCGTCAACAACGTAAGCGCCAGAAAAGCTTGACGACAAACCTTCGCCATCTACTATCTCAACGTTGATTTCAACGTTAGCTCCTGCCGTTAACTCAAGAGCATTCATGCCATCGGTGCCTACATTAACCCTATCTGGAACAGTTAACATCCCAGAGCTTAGATTTATACTTCTTGTTGACTCATCATCACTTAAAAGATCTACGTTTTCAGCAGATTCAACGGCTCGCACATTTACAAGGTTTTCCGGCATTTCATTTGGCTGGTAAATCGTGTATGTAGTTCCGGCTATATCGTCGAGTAACGTTTCTTCGTTTTTAATCCAAGAAAAATCGTAATAACCAACGCCAACAACAAATATTTCCCTAAACACCCTGCGTCCTGCTGCGTTGTACGTGTAATAGCTAAGTTGCGCAAAATCTGGATAAGACACAACTTGGCCAGCAATATCAGGAATCGCTTGGTTTGGTCTGTAGCTGTTTGAGCTTGCGTTTAGCTGGTTATTACTCCCAGATGCTGAATCGGCATTTTGATTCACATTCGGTATCATTGACCTTGCGATAAGGTAAGATGTGACTGCAACAGCTGCAAATATACCAGCAATTGCCCACGCGCCAAGCTCGATACCTGCAGGACGCAACACGATACATATTTGATCAAGCTCACCTATTTCAATATCACAGGCTTCATCTAATTCTTCTCCTGTCATTTTTGAGCTATCAGCAATAACGACTGAGTTTAGAGTAATTAGGCAGTGCAAATCACCGAAATTTTCAGTTTCGTTTTGGCAAAGCCAATCCAATAAATTGCCGTTGAAAAATGAATCTTCGGTGTTTGTGATTCTGGCCGGATCGCGCTGTATTTTAATTAATGCCATGATTAACCCTTAAACCAGTTTGCTACAGTTGAAAATAAACCCGTGCTTTCAGGTTTTACGTAGCTTTCATTTCTGATGAAATACTTTACGTTGCCGTTTTGATAATATCGCTCAAGCACCCTGACTGTATCTATTGCCACTTGACCTTTACCATTTGACCCGCGAGCATGAGCGCAAAATAAGCCGGCGCCTTTTAATAGCAAGACTCGTCCGACATGAGCTAAATCACCTACTGGACTATAGGCGCAGAAAATAGCGCCATGAGTTGGCTTTTCTAACTGAGTCCAACGGCCTGAATTTTGCTCTGTCTTTCCTGCTTTTTCTATTGGATCGCCTGATGAATAACCGTCAACAGGTTCAATTTCAACCCCATCAATTCGGCGGAATGAGTCAACAACCAAGCCCCAGCAGTCATAGGATTCCGGACCTTCGGTTCGATCAATCCAAGGCTTTCCAGTAACATCATTCACCCACAAAATAACATCCATCATATGCCCTCCGCCAAGCCTTTAAATACGTCGATAAGATAGCGAGTTGATACGTCCCTGTCTGCAGGATTATCTTGTTCAGCACGAATCACAACGCCATTTGATGTTATGCCTATGTTTCTGATAAACAATCTCAGCGCAATATCGGGGGCGAAATTCTCTTGACCTTTAAACCATTCACGGATAATCACTTCACCGACCTTTAACCGTGAAGCGCCCTGAATGCGTTTTAATATCTGCTTCATTTCAGAGCCAACGCGCCCCAGTTGGATATCTGTTGAAACCGTAGAGCCTGTGCTTTGCTCTGGTATTTGGTATTGAAAATAACCGCCCTCATACTCAACCAATGATCCGGCATTTCTTGGCGATGAAGCCTCAAGGCGTAAATTAACAGGATCAATCTTACCCATGACTAAACGGCGTAAAATTCCTCCATCTGCCGGATGATAGATTTCAACAGTGCGATAAACGAACTTTCTTTCTTTGGTAACGAAAAACGATCTGCGTGTTGTCATGTTCTGTTACCTGCTGTTGTAGCCTGAGTTATCGAACGATGCACAACACCCCTTTCGTTAATATTGCCAGCCACTACTTTAGGCGCTAATTCGTATATTCTCGCATCAATATCAGTCATGTTGCCATTTTGTCTTTGCGTTACTTCTGCACCCATTCCGGCTGGAGTTGTGATATTCACGTTTACAATAGCGCCACCGCCCGAAGCCATATCTTTGTTAGATACTACATTGCCATTGCCGCCACCTGTCCATAAGTAGGTTTTTCCTCCCATCTGTAAAGCTTCTGGCTTGCCATCTTCCATGAATGGGTAAAGCTTGCCGCCTGACACTGGTCCGCCGTACAAGCGACCAGAGCCTGAGTATTGAGCGCCTTGTATCTGTGCAACCTGAGCGCCAGCCAATGCAGCCATAGAGCCAGCAAGACCGATATTAAGCGGGTATGGTATAGATGGATTAGCCAGCACATTCAAAACCGCCATAGTAGCACTGATGGCAGCCTGAGCTGATGCTAAAGCCTTCCATGTGCTGAACTGATCTTTCCCGCCCTGCTCCGCAATGCTGGCTAAGTTTCCAAAGAAATCAGCAGTTGCAGAAAGCGTACCCATGTTCATGGTGCTTCTGTTTTTCGCATCTTCATCACGGATAGCTTTAATTCTTTCTGAATAAGCTTGCTCCGCATCAAGTTGCGCCTGAAGTGCTGCCTCTTTATCTGCGTACTCCTGCTGCGCGTAATTCCTGATAACAGCTAATCTTTCAGATAGTTCACGATCAGCTTTTTGAGCTGGTGATTCTAAGTCTGATGTTATTCCGGTTTGAACTTGCTGGAATTCGGTTGTGACTGTTCGGCGCTGATCTTGCTCCGCTTTTAGCTCTGCAATGAAAGCATCTTCTACAGATTTTAGATAAGCTTTCTTTTCTTCTGTACTTTTCTTGATTGCTTCCTGTTTGGCTTTTTCTGCTTCAATAATGTCATAGGCTACATTAATCGACCTTATATCTGATTCCGTAGCCTTTAACTGCTCAGCAGTATAAAGCGCAATACCTCTTTCAGTTAGCCCAGCTACAGCAGCTTGAGATTGCACGGCGGCTATTAACTGCTGCAAAGATGTAAGTCTTTCCGCTTCTGCTTTCTGTTGGCCCTGAGTACCTTCTATGTTTCTTTTTATGATGCCGTTAAACGCTGTTTGATCTTCATTCAGCTTAATTATTTTCTGGTTAACGCCATCAAGCAAAGCTTCCTGCTCTGTTAATTCCTCGTTCCATTGCGTAACATCTTTGTTGCTTGGATATTTCTCTATTTGCTTTTTAAGGTATTCAATGCGAGCGCCAGCTGTTCTGGCAATACCGCCCAATGGCTCAAGCTCTTTTTTAACCTGAATTATTGCAAGCTCGGCTTGCGACTTGCTTAATTCATCAAGCTTTTCGCGCATATCCTCAACAGTTGGTAGAAATTCATCCCTGATTTCTTCTGTTGTTTTGCTTAGGCTGGTAAATAAAACCCCGCCTATTGCAGCGGACACAGCTATAACAGCGCCTATTACCGCTCCGGTTGGGCCGAATGCAGATGCAAGCTGTGAGCCTTGCTGCCCCAGAATGACAAAAGCGCTAGTGCCAGCTTGGGCCTGAACTGCAATATCCTGCAATTGAAAGCCAAGATTACCTGCAACACCCCTTAAATTGCCAAAAGACCCTGAAGCGACTCCAACTGCTTGAGCTGTTTTGTTCATTTCAAACTGAACTTTTCTTGTTGCCGCCGCCTTTCTTTCGTAAGTTTCTATCGCATTCAAAGACTGGATGATCGCTTTCTTGTCCGCAGCAGTCGCACCCTCTTGCGCTGCACGATAAAGAATAATTTCCCTTGTTGATTTGCCAAGCGTTGCAGCCTGAAATTGCAGTGACTGGATCAGGGTGTCAAGGCTTTGCCGTGCAGCCTCTTTCTTCTGGTTTGCAGCAGTCAGAGCTTGCGCGTTAGCCTCTATTGCAGCCTCATTGCGCTTGTATGCTTCGATCTGGCTTGTGATATTGGCTATTATCTGCTGGTCTTTTTCGCTGGCTCCGAGCTTTGCAGCTCTGTATTGATTTAATTCAGCAGCGTTTAAGCCTAGCGTGTCGTTTTCTTCTTTCAGCTTGGCGATAAACTGCGCTACGCCATCACGCTGTTTTTGCAGTGCGTTTGTTATGCCGTTAGCGGCTTGTTGCGCCCTTGCTGATGACTCAGCTATAGCATTCATTTGCGCGTTGAGCACAGATGATTCTATTGCGGCAGCCTTGCCTGTGACTGATAGCTGATTAAGCCCAACACCAAGAGCATCAACGCTCTTTTTCAAATTGGCAGATGCAGCAGCGGCCGAAGCCTCTGATTTCTCAAATTCAGCCAGCGCCTTATCAGCTTGATCAAACTTCTTTGTTATGTCCTTTGTCGTTTTATCAACAGCAGATTCCAAAGCCATTAATTGGCTAAGGTCTACATCGACATTGTAACTGACGCCGCCAGCTTCTTCAGCCATGCTTATGCTCCAAGTTTAACGGCTCGGCGTGGGCCAAGCTTTTTAAGATGATGATTTGCGGAATTGACTTTGCTGGTCAGTTTTTCCATGACTTCAAGCGGTGGCGGAATTCTTGCTTTGTCTTTTTCTGATAATGGATATTGAGCATCCATAGCGGCTTGAAATTCGATCATCGTCATAGCCCAAGCGTCTGATGATGATTTCCCCAATCCATTTGGAGCCATTGCCATACCTACAAACTTAAGCAGGTCGAATTTTTCCGGCTCAGATGTTTTCTTGTCCAGCTTAGCAAGCTCAATTCTTTCTCTGGATGGTTTGCCGTACATGCCTTGTTTTAGTAGTCCAAAAGCCAAAGTGCAAACAGCGCGAATAGTCATCGCACCTAATTTCCACTTGATGCCGCCTTTTGCTTTTGCTGGTACGGCTGTTCCGGTTAACTTTTCAGGCAAAGGTTCATCCGCCATTTCATCCAGTACGCGAGTGCAGTCAAGTAGCTTAAGGCAATCAGGCATGTGCCCGTTATCAATCAACCAAAGGCACTCTGACGCATTTCTGAGATATTCCTCACAATCCTCAAGCTGATTCAGGCGATAAAAAGAAGGGCGCAAAATATAGTATTTGCCATTCCAATTTATGCCTACTTCACCGATGCGCGTATTTGCCATGACAACCCCTTAATCTGTTGTCTTATTATTGCTCATTGGGGGTTAAGTCGCAATTGTGGATTATTTGCAGATATTTTGTTGACAAGCGCATCGAATAAATATAATGTTTAATCACCGATGCAATTTGTGGAGTTAAAAATGAATAAATACGTTATGCAGTTGATGGAATTTGTAATATCAAAAAACAGGGATGGATTTCACACATTTATTGACTTTTACGGACATGTTGACTCTATATACATTAGGGTTCACAAAATCGGCTGGTATGACGGCTCGGACGCTGATCTAAGTGAGCATATACCGCTAAGCAAGCTTAACGCCGCTTTTCTGAAGTCGATAATCTCAAAAATCACCAAACTGGAAGATCTTAGCAATCAATTGATGGCTGATAATGAACTTAGAAAGAAAGAGGAAATAAAAACACTTGAAAAACGCCTATCGGAATTAAAGGGCGCATAAAGCGCCCAATCAATTAAGAGGCTGTAACCGTCACAGGAAGTACGGCAGTAACTTTGTTGTTTACCAATGAAGTTACTGTGACCGTGTAAGTTCCAACAACAGCAGAGGCTAAAGTAATAACGCCTGTCGTGTTGTTGATGGTTGCCGTTAAGCTTGTTGAGCTTGATTTTACGCCACAGTCAGCGCTAATGTCAGCATCAGAAGTGGTCACTGTCGAAGTGCCGCCAACGCTTTGAACAAAAGTAACTGGTGTAGGCGTTAAAATTAAAGTGTAGCTTGGTACATCAGTAATGATAGGCACAGCAACAGCTTTGAAACCTACGTCATTTGTTGCCGGATCTTCGTAACCAGTATTGAAACCGTAGTTAGTAAAGATAACCTGCATTTCTATGACTTCAACAGCACCAGCTTCATCAGGGATAACAAAGCGCACCCATCCGGCGGTTGTTTCTGATTCAAGCATGTAACGACGTAAAGCCTTTAATGCGGTATCACGGTTTGCAATGCCTGAGAAGTCGCCTGCAATATCTTTGAAAGTCTGAATGTAAGTACGAATCGAACCTTCCGTGCCAGCTGTGGTGGCGTCTGAGTCGCCGATTTCAACACTAAACGCCAAGTCTCGACGCCAGCCTACCGTAACGTAATCTTCTGGATCTGGCGCGGTATCAACGCAGCCTAAAAAGTAGGATAGCTGAACCAGCTTTCCTGAATATGCCGAACTGGTGCAATAGCCCATTTTTTAACCCTCGTTTTAACAAAGTGAATTTGACGAAGCCTGCACAACTAAGCCATAGCCTTTTCTGCCTTGACTGTCGAAATATGGGCCGTCTACGCCTGATATTACAGTAAAGTTGAATATTTTTCCATCGTAGCCGCCTTTGTTGGCTAGGAATAGCTTCTTAACCTTCTCCGCATCTTCCATGCAGGCTTTAATTTGCGCTCCAGTGGGGTTTGTGGCGGTTATTAGGTAAAGTGTGACACTGTTATTGGCTATTAAATCATCAGCGCCCATAGAGCTATTTAGGCTGAGTAGAATCTTATTCGTTGTTGTTTTAAATGGATTCTGAGTATCATCACGAAAAGCAGCAGTTTGATAACCAGTGATCACGCCGGACGTTAAAACAAATTCTCTGGTTAAGTCTGCTATTAGGCTCATATTTTCATGATCTCTTTAAATGCTGCGTCTACTGCTGGCTTTGCTTCTTCTGCGCCGATGTATAACCAGCCTTGTCTTGCATCAGGATTAAAGCCGCCTGACACGCCTGAAGCCGGATAATTCTTTGCGCTCATTTTCATTGCTCGGACTTCTGGCAAAACTGGCTGCCATCCGTCCATTTTTCCGCCCGGCTTCGGGTCGTGCAAGTAACTAGCGTAATCCTGCAAATACTGAATAGTTGACCGGACAATATTGCCGCCTATCTCCTCAGCTTTTGATACTGGTGAGCTATTTTGCAAAGCTCCGGTATCGAGTGGCACATACTGCTGAGCGCGAGCTTTGATTAAGGCTGCAGCAGTAAACACAAACTGAGCGGCAGCTTTCTTTCGTCCTGCGATAAATTTAGCTGTGTTGTTGTGCGTTTTTACTGGCATGATCAGCCCGTAAACACTTTGTAGTCTTTGCTGCCCCTAAGCTCAGTACCCTCCATGATAGCCCTGATTGTCTGCGCGTTTTCTGGTGTGGCTGGCGGAATTGAGCCTTTTGCTATCACTTGAATCAAGTCACCAAACTTAGGCTTATAACCCATATCAAAACCCATTCGAGGTACGAATTCCGCACCGTTTTGATCTCGCTTTGTTTTATCGTCAGAAAATTGACACACAGGTATAACTACTGGCGTGCCGTAATCGTCACCATAGCCAGAAGTTGAACCAGTGATTAAAGGGTAGATTGCGGCTTCATCTGTGCGAAAGCGATTGCCAAAGCTGCTCACTTGCAACGCCTCCCGACTGAGAAAACCTGAATGTCAGACTTGCTGATTAACGCCTCTATACACTCTGAGCCAATCATAGAGCTGAGCATAGTGCCGAATGTGGTAGAGCTTAAACCATCACCTTTGGGCGCAGCCCAGCTTAGCGAGTTGCCGCTTATATTTTTTTCCTGAGTAACTTGTCCGCCGTCAATCATGGTCAGACTGTGGCAAACTGCATAGGTGATAATCAGGTTGATGGTTTCATTACTTAAGCCAAGACCAACCAAGCAGGATTGAGCTTGCGAGTAAAAGGCAATCAGTGAATTGATAACAGCGTCAGGTTTTCCGGTGCTGATGAAGGTTCTGATTTCTGATGTGGTAGGGATTGCTGCCATTACTTAGCCTCTTTCTCTATTCGCTTGAGTTCTGCGCGTCTAACTCTGATTGCGTAGTAGCGCTCAACAACTAAAAGCAGGACACCAATAGCAGAAGCGACTTCCATATATGGCAAGGACATAATAAAGGTAATTGTCTGGTTAAACCAATCAGGCGCACTATCCTTGATTGCATCAGACACATTCACAGTAATGCCATACGTTCCAAAATAAGTGATTACATGCCTTAGCGGTGAATTAAGGTAGTGCTCAAAATCAATCGCCAGTTTTTCGCTTATGCTCAATTTCCGCCTCTCTCATGACCTTTACTTTTCTGAACGAATTGTAAGCCATAAAGCCGATGTAAGCAATTACGAGCCAAGGCGCGGCAATCGTCAATAAATCCAGCAAGATCTCCTCTCCCCTCTCTAAATAGCAAACAAGCTATGCGTAAATCAATTGCGATCACCAGATACTTCATTAATTCGAGATAATCACCGCTGTATGTAGCAACCTGATAATAAAGAACTTCATCTATAGCGCCGACTAAGTATATGCACGCCAAGCCTATGAGCGCATAACGAATTTCTGATGAAACATTGATATTTACTTTAGATACCTGAATTAAGGCTATTGCCGTGATGCAAAATATAGGAAAGTTTGTGGTAAATGACAGGAAAGACAAAACAAAAACCAAGTGAACAAAAAGCGGCAATAAAGCCGCCTTGTTTCTGACGCTAAGAAGCAGCCAAGATAAACCTATGACTGCATCTGCATAGTTCATTCTTTTTCAGTTTCCTTTGCTGGATTTTTAGCAGGATCTGGAACGCTATTGCCTTCTTTAACTGGGCGGTCTTTCGTTGATGTACCTGTCATTTCATTTCTCCGGTTGTTGGAGTAAATAGGATAACTGAGACTTTGATATAAGTACAGAGTGTGGCGCACCATGCAGGATTCGAACCTGCGTAAATCTGTTTAGAAGACAGATGCCTTATCCGCTAGACTAATGGTGCAATTTGGTGTCTCCAGTGGGATTCGAACCCGACTACCTGCCGCTTATGGGGCGGTTGCTCATCCGCATGAGCTTCAGAGACGTATTTTTTTATTTTCTCCCATGGTTTTCATGGAAGCAATAGTTATTTAGTGCGGATTTTCTTGCAGATGCCGCATCAAGCATATTGCAAAAAACACCTAAGTGAATGTTTTCCTTATTGACGGTTATTCTTGCGTAAAACTTTCCATTTTTTATATAAACGCCATTTATTCCTGTTTTTGTTCTTTTGTTTATGGACAGGTTTTTATTGTTTTCAGCTTTACTCACTACTCTAAGATTAATTGCGGAATTATCTAAAGTGTTTCCGTTAATATGGTCAACAACTAGACCATCTATATTCATTCCAAGAGCATCAGCTGCAACTCTGTGAGCCAGATGTCTAACACCTAAAATTGAAAGCTTTATGTAGTAAATGCCTCCGGATTTTCTATTAACAAGGCATTTATGCCCAGCAACAGATCCAGCTTTTAATCTTCCATAATTTTTTGTGTAAAAAAAGTTACCGGAAATTGAGCAGTAAGAAATATTGTCAGTGATTTTAATCATAACACTAGCCTCATGTTATTAGCCAATAAAGGGCTGCAGGACGCTGCGGCTAACAGCTTTCGGGAGCTACCCTATCCTGCAATAAACTAAACATTACCGCTTCTGCGTCCACTTGTCGAAAATCATTTAACACTCAATCATCTTGTTTATTTATCTCAGTACCGCGTTATGCGCTATGCGGTCAACGCCTACCTTGTTACATAAAACCACCAATCAGGTTCAGCAATCTTGTAATTCGGCGTTGCTGTGTCGCCTTATATGTGCGTCTTTGACAAAACAAATACTAGCAAACAAAATATTATCTATGCAAGTTTATTTTGCAGTATTTTTTACTTGGCAGCTAAACCAGTGGATCAGGTATCTGGCTGTCAGGCACAAAAGCATATTGCAGCCCGACTTGGGCGCTCATGCTGTTTGTTGTTCCGGCGTTTTTCATTTCAAGCGCAAAGGTCTGCGGCCCTGTAAGCAGCAAGAAAGAATCTTCGTTATCAAGACTGCCAACTGAGCGATTACCAGCGTTAACACTGCCCCAAACAGGTTCGTAGATAATCTGTGCAGTTTCTGCTGGTGGCGTGGTCATTGCTTTTCTAACTAAGAATTGTCCGGCAAAGCCTGAATCTTGTCTCAGGTTTCTTGTTTTAGCGAAGTTATGCGCGTCATCTGTTTTAGCTGCACCAAAAGTGTAAGTTCCGCTTGGATAGACTCGGTACAGAAAGTTATCGCCTGATGGGTTCAAATGCCTGAAAGCCAAAACCATTTTATAACCAGATGGTATCGTAAATTCAGCAAAGCGGCTTTGCCCTGTTGTTATCGTGCTTTCTACCCAGTTAGATTCAAAGCCTACGCCATTTAAAACAAAGTCCTGACCGACAGTAAGCATTTCGGTCTTAACGCGCTGAAACTTGTTGTCGATGTTTACAAGGCTGCGCTTGATTACCTGCTCAAATCCGCTATTGAACGATAGTAGATAGTTGATAGATGTCTGTCCGGTTGCGCCTGTGGTCGTAAAACGTAATTGCCTGATAACCATGCCGCCGATATATGCTAAGCCGTCAGCAGCGTTTGCAAGCGGTATAAAATCACCATTATCGCTTGCAGCTTCAATCAGTAATGCGCCGTTAGTTTCGTAGTTCACGGAACAGCTAATGTACTGGCCTGTCACCTGAACTGTTTTTGTCTCATTTCCTGAAAGCTTTATGTTAGGGTAGATCATTTTGTACCGCCTTAAATAAAAAAGCCCACTGCAATGGTGGGCTAGTTAAGCTGGTTTGGCGTTATTCGCTAACCTGATATTCGTCAGGAAGTAAAGCGGCCAATTCTTCTACAGGCTTACGACCGTCGAATTCAATGCCAATCTCTTTCAGCTTTGCTGTTACCTGTTTTTTATCGGTAATGTCAAAAGCTTCAGTTGGCAGAATTGCAACCTTGCCGATTAAGTGCAAAGGAATTTCACCTTCGCCCTTAGTGCCTAGTTTAACTTCCTTGCCGCCTGATTTTGCGGCTTTAATCGTTACCCACTTTTGCATGATTAGCCTCACGGAGCTTTAGTAACTTGAGATACACCACACTGGCCTTTTGCGTCGAATTTGATTTGCAGTGCAGCAGCCGCTAAGAACTGGAACACGTAATCATCTTCAGGGTTTTGACGCATTTTAGCGCGAGTGGTCATAGGCATACCGTTGATCACTTCCAGTACATCACGGCGTTTGCAAACCAGCAGCATTTCGTTCACTGGAATGTTTGACGCCGGAACAAAAGTGGTGCCTGTCACTTCTTGGCAGCGCTGCAAAATAGACTTATTCGGGTACTGAGTCGAATAGTCTGTTGAGTTTGCATAGAACCAGTCATCCCAGTTCAGATAAATTGTTGAAGGTGTCCGGAAGTTTGCTTCGTGCTGCAAACCTAAGCCCAGCTTCACAACTTCCAGCCACTGAGCGCCAGTTGCACCGTTTAAGGTGTAAGTATGCGTATCAGTGTTGCGCTCTGGATGGTTACGCAGACCATAAAGCTGATCAGAACCAACTTTGATAGTTGAGTCACCGTTCAGAGTAATATCTTCCAGCTTTTCAGCAACCTTACGGAAATGGTTGTTTGAACCTGCTGATTGATAATTGCCGCCTGCACGTTGAAGCATCAACATTTGACGCCAGCCGACTGACATAGCGCTGTCGATGATTGGTAATGGTGTGCCGTGGTAATCAATCACTGGTTGATCTGTTTTGGCTTTGCCGATACCGTCCAGACTGATATTAGCCTGACCGGAATCAGATACAGTTTGGAAGTAAGAAACCAGTACAGATAAATCACCAGCTTTTGACAGAGTAGCAGCTAAGTCGTTGAACACTGCCAACACGTTACGCGCCACTTCAATGCCTTCCTTGTCCCACTGACCCCAAGCGTCTTTCGGTAATGGGTAAGCGTTACCTTGCAGGATATGATCAGGGCTATACACAGCATTAATCTGTGGGCCATACATCTTGGTCAGCGCTTCCTGCTGACGGTTAAACTGCATACGGTTGGTTTTAATGTACTGTTGCTGTTGCGGTGTAAAAAGTAACATGATGCCTCCTTATGGCTTCACATACGGACGGGCGATAACAACATCCGCCAGTGCGCCAGCAGCGACAGCGCCACCTGCTTGATCAAAGAAAGCCACAACGACATTAGTTGACGCAGCAGCAGCCAAACGGCCCGCTGTTGAGATTGTCAACTCCTGACCTTGGGTGTAAGTTGCAGCAGCCATAGCCCATTGGTATTCCTGCTCAGGCTCTAAGCGATACGCTACAGCGGTTTCACCGGATACATAGGCGTCAGTTACGCCTTGTTCGTAAAAGTTACGATTAGCCAGCAAGCCGATACGACCGGCAGTTGCAGCAGTTGCTTGCGTAAACGCAGTGCCGCCGATTAAAACAGCAGTAGCTGGCAGCAATGCACCAGTTACAGGCTTGTTCAGTGTTTGCGGCTGGCGCTCAACTGGGCCGCGATAAATTAAGTTAGCCATTCTTCATTGCCTCCTCGATTGCAGAGTTCATGTTGTAGTCTTTAAAGTCGTCAGCTACAACAGGAGCAAAGGCGTTCAACTGCATACCTAAGCCAGCAGCCGGAACAAACTGAGAAGCCATTTTATTCAATGCAGTTTCCGGCATTGCTTCCAATTCTTCTTTTGTGTAAACAGTGTTCACTGCCATGATTGATGCGATCACAGCGTCTTTCTGTGATTTCTGCGCGTTGGTTGCAGCAGTTTCGATGCGGCCAATACGCTCATTAACCGGAGCCAGTTTAGAATCCAGCAAAGTGCCAATCTGACCTAAGATGTCAGAATTAAGCTCTAATGCGCCTTTTTGTTCTTTGTTATCGTTGGCAGAGTTACCAGCTAACGACTTATCAAGCACTGCAAGCAACTCAGCATCGGTCAGGTTTTGATTCACCTGAATACCTTTGCCAGTTAACAGCGCAATAATCTGATTGCGATCCATTATCTTACCCTCGTTTTCGCCGTTAGCGGCTGTTTCATTATTGCTGATTTTAAACATGCTTGCAAACTTGGTGACAGCCTCGTTTACTTGCATCCAAACTGTTTTACGCTTCACTGGTATTGGCTCACCTACAAGCTCGATATTTGAGCCTGATTTAACCCATGCTGATTTAAATGAGCCTGATCCAGCTTTGGTGTCAAGGTGAAAGACTACTTCGTCATAGTTGAAGTCATCGACATAGAAATAAGTGTTTTCCTGACCTCCGTACTTCTTCTGTAAAGCTGCGCGTAAAGCTTCTGAAGTTTCACTGTTTGAGTTTTCCAAAGCGCTGACCATTTGATCAACATTTACAGCAAAAGTCTTAGCAGAGTTAAACCGGATAAACGTTGCATCACCGCCAGCAGGAGCTTCATCTTCTGGAAGAAGGGCTAAATGGTTATACATCTGCTCTGTACTTTTGCCGTCTTTTACAACATGGTAAAGTCCAGTAGAAACACCGACAGGCTTCTTATTCTGCAACTGATTGAAATACCATTCGCCGCCGTCTTGGGCAAGCAACAGCTTTTTCTTGATTTCAACATCAACCAGATTTACAGCGCCTGATTTGTAGCGATTAGTCACTACGCCGCCAGCAAAGTTGTCCTGTAACGCTTTAGAGCTGTAAGCGTCAATCGGTAAGCCATCATCTGAAAACGGATGTCCGAGCGTCAAAACCTTGTCGATTAACGTATCTAAGCCTTTGTCGTTATCTTCCTTGTTATAGATAATGCCGTTCATTTCAGCACCATCCACGACCACAGGAATTCCCTTAATCGTAAAGTGCGTGTCAGACTCGCTAATTTGCGCTGCTGATACGTTAGTCACAAGCGAAATATGCTCTCGGCCTGCTTTGTTAATCTGGAATTTACGCATCTTTGACACCTGCCAATAATTTGACTCAATTATTGACCAATCAGGCTTTTTTAGCAATAGAGGATATTTTGTCTAATATTTTGTTGACGCATGGATGAATTAAATATAATATTTAGCGAAGTTAATCAGGAGAAAGCCATGAAAACGCAAAAAACCAGAAAGCAGTTACAGGAAGAAATAGACCAACTAAAGCAAGCGCTGCACAAGCCTGCAAACTGGCCTGCAAAATGCCCGATAACCCGCCGCGACTTCTTTATGGAAATAGACGGAGTGCCGACCTACGGCGGTCCTTATGATAGCTACACAATTCCAGAGATGGAAGGCGAGCCAACAGATCAGCATCACGACAGGGAGCTGTATGTTCGCAGATACGACCATGATCGCGGCGGATGGGTTGATGATGAAAGCATCCCCCTTAGAGTGATTCATGAAGATCTGCTATTTGACTTTATGCAGGCTTATGAGGATGCGCAGAAAGAAAAAGGCGCATCAAAATGAACCACAACCTAGCAATCAAAGCGCTAATATCTGAACTTCACGGCTTAATCTATCAGTTTAACTGTGAGCGAAAGCAGGCTTATATGTTCTGCGAGTTAGGCAAAAACAAGTTACGCATTGGGATTTCTACTTTCGAAGGTAGTAAGTTTGATGAATTTGCACCGGAAAGAGAATTGACTGAGGCGGATTTACAATTACAGATTGATGAAATTAAGGAAATGTTGAAGTGAATCACCAGATAGCTTGCACAGAGCGCACAGCAAGAAAAGATCATGCTTGCATGTCATGCGAATGGCTTGCTGAATTGGATGATTTTAGTGATTTCTCTTTTGCTGAAAAGCGGGTCTTGGTTACTCTGCTCAGAAAGAAAAATGGCATGATTCGCAAAGGCGATAAATACATGGAGTATGTTGGCAAGTATGAAGGAGAAATACACAAAACGCGCTACCACAAAGCAGCGCACGAGCTCTGCAAAAAGCATGATATTTACTGTTATGACTAAGAGGCAATCATGACACCACACAACAACCATCTACACGATCACGCCGCTGATGATGCAGCATTAGAAGCCTGATGATTGAAGCCTGTCAGAAGCACCTGATTGATAACTTTGACTGGAAAAACAGGATAGTCGAAGTGCTTGAGCGTGTTAGCTCTAAGTCGCTTGAATCGGCTTTAGCTGACTTCATGACTGTCAACATAGTAAAGCTTCGAGTAATTCTTCACGATGAAGCTGAACTGATTGCAGCTAATCAGGCTAAGTATTTCGTTAGGCATTATGGCAAAAACTGGATGGCTGGCATAAATGATGAGTTTGATTAATGAAACACTTACCAGACTACGACTGGACAACCTTAATTATTAAAACCTCGCCTATTGTGGCGCTTATTCTTTGGATATGGTGGTGATATGAAAGAAAATCTCACAGATGACGAGATTGAAGCGTTTGAAGAGTACGAAGAATTAATGCGTGAATTTGCAGAGCAAAGTAGGAAAGACTGCGAAAACAGCAATAGAATACTTGCCAAGCTAAAGCGGACGTTAAAGGCAAAAATATGGGAGCCGATAGAGTGGGAGTTAAAATCACACTATTGCCTTGCGCTTGGCATAGTCACAAGATCGGATGTAAAAGGTCGCAAAGAAAGCGGTCATGACTATTTCGGACAAAGCTCTGCAATTCGTCACGTTTATACAGATGTTTCTTCATGCTCTTATTCTGACTCTTACGGCGGAAACGTATATATCAGGCTTAGCAAAGACCGCTATCTTGAAATGTATATAAACGGCTAAGCCTCCAATCCAAGAAACTGAACCCGTTCTTTCTTGAGTTTTTCGATAAGTCCGGCATCATAAACGGTGCCGTCTTTTTTAACTATGATTTCGGACTGAGAACAATAACAATTTATTGATTCGCCGCTGACAGCATAAAACGCTTCTTCTTCCTCAATCGTGTATATCAATCCATGCCTAGCGGCGTGAGTTCTGCGCGTCCTTTCTGGAAGCAAAGCCGACATATGCAACACGCGAATATCTAAATCCAAATCATCCCTTGCTGCCTTCGCTTCTTCTGCTTTAGCTGAGCGTAAAGCGTTATTAACTTCAGTCCTTGCAATAGTCATAGCTCTGGCCTGACTTGCTCCAAATCTATCTCTAATCGTATCTGCAATACTTCTTGGGCTTATACCTCTTGTCATGCCATCAGCAAGCACACGGCATAAATCAATGGATAAATCACCGCTGAATTTTTCCATGGAGTTAAATGTTCGGGCCAGCACTAAACCAACTCTACGCTGAAATGCCGGAGAATTGACGATATTATCCATTTCAAGTTGTTGCAGGATGAAAGGAGTTTCGCCAGCTTCAGCAGCTAACCTTAACAATATGCTTGTAGTATCAGATGCTCCTTTCATATAACCCTGAGTGACGTACTGAGTTAAAAACGTCCTTTGGCGTCCGGTGATAAATAATTCGTCTAACGTCTGCTTAATGAAAGCCTGTAGTGATTCTAAGCGGGTAGCATCAAGCTCATAGGTGTATATCACCCGATTGATTGCCGGCCCTTCTGGTATCGCCTGCTTCGGTGGATTCAGTGATTCGACAAATGCAACAATCCGGCGCTTAGCTTCAGCTAATCGCTTACGAAAAGCAACCATAGCTTGATGGCGAACACCGCCTAACTTTGTTGGATCGGCCGAATTGATGCAGATTTTACACATTAGTATCGTCCTGCTGATCATCATCCTGAATGTCTGGCAAATCTATCAAATCATCATCCAAAGGCTCATAACCCAAAACCTCACGATATTCAGCGTTTTCAAATGCTGGACCTTGTCCTGCATTGATTCTAGCTTGGTCAATCTGAGCCATTTTAAGGGCCAGCTCTGCTTTTTGCATTGCAGATGGAGCTGTTAGGTCTGACCACTCAACGGTAAATTCTTCGACTTGCGGAATAACGCCATGACGCATAAGCCAGTTAATGCAATCCTCAATCATCGGCGTTACTTTGTTGCAGCGTCTTGACTGGATTTGTCGCATATATCCTGCCGTATCTTCATCACCAGCCTTAACGCCTGTTTGAGTGCCTACAAGTATTTTAACTGGGATCATCCGGCTGGCTGCGTATTCCTCTAGCGCCATTTCCTTATAGACTTTAGGGTCTGGCACTGTTGCGCCCATAGGGGTGGCAGTAACGCCTTTCATAAAGACGGCTTCGTCTAAACCCTCTTTCATGTCTTTCAGTGCATCATTGATAGCGTCAAGCACTTCATTTGAAACTGTGGCGTTAGGGTTATCGCTGGTCAGAACTTGCTTATTCGCAGCAGCAAGCCAAGACGCTTCACCGCCTGAACCCCTGATTTTATCCCAATCAAGCAAAGCATTAAAACCAGCCTCGTTTGCTGGTTCGCCATAGATTGAGCCACCTACTGCATTCTCTGACATGACGATCAAGCGGCTATGGTGAATAGTGAAAGACTGCGTTGCCAGGGCGTTTTGATTGCCTACACCTGTTTCTTGATAGGTGTAAGTCACCGGACGTCCAAGACGGTCAGACTTTAAGTCGTTATCCAGCAACGCCGGAATAAGCTGACCCTCCCATATTGGCTGAATTTCTATCAACATTTCAGGCTTGATTAATTTCATCGGCTGGTCAGGCGTTAAGCCATCCCTTATGCGAAAGAACAATGCAGAGTATCGGCCAACCATTTGCATACGGTCTGCATCAGCCAAGTGACGCCACACGCGCTTTTGTTTCAACAACTTCTTAACGCCTTTAGTCCACGGCGTTTCATCTGTTTTGGTGCCGTCACCCTCTTTGATTGTCGGATAGTCCAGCCAAGTCAAGCTTGCAGGAATGTTGATACCAGCCCTTGCCAAACCGTTACGCTGGTACATATTCCACTGCATGTAGAAATCAACGGTAAACGGATAGCCGTAATCAAACCACGCCTTGCCATGCTTCATGTCAGCAAATGGATCACCGCCTGATAAGTTATAGCCGCCAAACGATAAGCGCCTGACTTGATTCATAGCCATGTGAAGCTTATTCATTGCGCTAACTCGTTTGAACTCTTGCGGACTATTTACTTGTACTTTGCTCATGGCTTTAGCTCTTAAAAACAGTTGTCTAATTATTGACTATTTCGAGCCTTGGGGCAATGAGTGGATATTTTTGATTATTTGATAAATATTATATTGACATAGCCTAAGATAAATATTATATTTACCGCATCGAAACGAAATACACCGGAGCAAGAAAATGAAAGTAGCACACTCACACGGAACAAGCTTAGTAACTGGTAAAGTCTCAGAAATGGCTAAAATCCAAAAATGGATCGAACTGGCAAACTGTGAAGTTATGGTAGACGAGTGTGACGAAGATGAAACCTGCTTCGTAGTGGTAAGCAAAAGCCGCCACACTACGCAATCAGAGCGTCAGGCAGACTTCCAACACACTAAGAAACTGGTCTAAACCAACCGCCCCGAAAGGGGCTTAACCCTGAAGGGCTTGCAATATGTCGACTCAATATATAGCTATAAATACCGATACAGACGCAGTTGAAGCTATCGGTACTGAAGACCAAGTGTTAACCAAATTATTTGAGAACTTCGGGATGGTGGAGATACGACAACTTATAAAGGTTTACGAGCTTAGTGTGGAAGTAAAAATAGATATGGGGCTGAAACGCGAGTTTACCCCAGCCTGCTAACCGCTCAATCACCCTGTCAAACTCCATCGGTACACCGCCGCCAGTAGCTAACTGGCTAAGGAATTAACAGCCCGCAATCCTGCGGAATAGATAAGAGGTGAGTATGAGCAAATTAACGCAAAGCGAATATAATTTCATGTTTAGCGACCCGATTTATCCAGATGACCACTATGAGGATGATCCTGATAAGTTGGCAATTCACGATGTTTTGCTTGATCAAGAGGCGGAAGGAGATTAACCGCCTATCTCCTTGTCCTGCGGGTTACGGTTATTTCCATACCAATTCGTATTTTCTCAACAGCATAACGGAGCGAGTCGATGAAGTGGTTAAAATCATCGACTGGCTTGTTAGTTGCCTTTCCGTTTTTATCCACAGCCCAGCAATAGTTGTTAAATTCGGTCATAAATTCGACCAGATGCGAGTTAACGATAATTTCGTAGTCAAGCAAAAAGTCTATGCCAGCATTAACCGAATCTGGCCCCTTCTGAGCGCCCTCTATACTTACGCCTTGACTGGCTATGAAGTCGATTGATTTAGGCTCTGAGCTGTCCGCTGTGGTCGTATGCTTGTGCGCTTTCATTTCCTTTAGCTTGGCTGCTATTGCGCTGTTCTGCATTCCTTTTTCGTAGAAGCCATCATAAACGAATATCCGCTTATTCACTGTATCGACATACGACATATTGAAAGCAGATGGATCGTTGGTGTAACCAAAGTCTAAGCCCTGAACGCACTCAAGCCCCTGTATTTCGCTTTCTCTGATTGGCCTTGCGGTTACGTTGTTGAATACTAATCCTTCAGCAGTACCCCAGTTACCAAGCGCATAAATATTGTAGTAACGAGGGTTAGACTTCTTCTTATTCTCCATAACCATCTTGTATTCGTCATCAATAAACGCATTATCAAGATAGGTTGTCTTTAGCGTAAAAACGCCTTGAATTGGATCATCGAAAAACACCCTCTTAATCCAGTGCTGTTCGCTTATCGGGTTAAGCGTCAGGATGATTTGTTTTATGTATTTGGTGACGCCGCGCAAACGTAAATCTAGCTGCTCAAAGTCGTCTTGCGTGAACTCTGTAGCTTCCTCCATCCATATTCCGGTTATGCCCTCTATCGATTTAAGCTTTTCAGGATCGTCCATGCCAGTAAATAGCATTTGAGAGCCGTTTACTTTATACGTAATGGTGAAGTCCGTTTTGTTTATGTCGAACTGTTTGCGCATCTTCCATTTACTTATGATGTTGCACATTAGCGTAAAGACAGATCGTTTTATTGTCCTACTGACCTTTCGGCATATAAGAAACTTATGCTGCTGATCTACTTCCTTCAGGACTCGATAAAGTATTTTCCTTGCGACAATATGCGATTTCCCTGAGCCAGCACCGCCCCAAGGAACCTCATATCTGTTTTGATTTGTGAATAGCGGAACGAAAGCCGGAGACTTGTCTTTTACGTGCTTACGGAATAGAGCGAGGTTTACCATTCATTAGAGCCGTCATCAACTACATGGTGATTAACGTCAACAACCGACCTTTCAGTAAATGCACCTACATGTAAATGCTTCCCTAGCAATTCAAGATTTTTAACTTTGTCAGGCCACTTGATCTTTTTAAGTATGGCAGTCTTTTTTTCATCACCTTCACCCATTGATGAAAGTTCAATAACGTCTATTCCGCTTAGGTATTGACGCCAAATCTTCGGCCACTCTCTGATTGGCTTTATTGTGCCTTCATCGTCAAGTATGTCCAGCACGTCCATCTGGTCGATTTCGTGAAGCCTGTTAAGCACGTAAGCGGCATCTACAACAGCTTTTTGCGCAACCTTTTCTTTAAGCTCATCCACCCTTGATTTAACCTTGACATCACTCATTAAGCGACTTGCTAGCTCCCATACGCTCTTATCAGTCATCTTTGAGGTATTAAAACACTCGCGGTAAGCGTCTGCCTGATTTTTCTTTGTGCCGTCCTCGTTGTATCCAGTAGCTACTACCAGAGCAAACTTTTCTCGTTTTGGTGTTAGCTTCATGATGCGCCAAAAGTTAATTTAATCTTATGTAATGTTAGCACAAAATGTTTACGCAATGGAAAGAGCTTTTACTTTTGCTTTGTAGGTTGCGATTATGGTTTTAATATCTTCGATAGATAGCTTGATTTGCTCTTGTGGCCCTTCCAGCCTTTCGACTTCGACTAAACCTATTCTTTCTATCAGTGTCACCCGATAATTGAGCAGGTTGCCGCTTAGGTGGTTATTACAGACACTGCATTGTTTGTGACAATTTTTTTCATCAAACCGCAGTTCAGGGTGAGCGCCTACGGTCAGGTAGTGTCCGGCGTGATATTGCCCATCGTGGAATCTGCCACAACTTACGCAAGGTAACTTATCATCCCTTAACCGGATAAACTTATTAAACCAAGTCTGAGCCTCTTTGAGCCAATCGCCACGGCTTTTCAATTCCTGCTTGCGAACCCTATCACTCTGCCTTTGCTTTTTCTCTTTCGCTGCTTTCTGCTTTGATTGCTGCGCTCTTGCGTATTCATAGGCGCAATCTGTAGAGCAGAAGTTAAATAGCCCTGCTTTGAATGTTGCAGGGCTTTTACAAAGCTTGCATTTGTGCTGGCTAGGCATTGTTGCGATCTTTTCTTTCGCTGGCATTAACCTCTACCGTCATCACGGTAACATCTTCTGGTTTTATTTCCACTCTTGGTGAATCCCAGTATTCAGGCTTCTTAAATGGACTTATCAGTGGCTTTATAGTTCCAATGATAATCATTCGCCAAGCCGCTACCGTAGTCCATAGCGTGAAAATCGTGTAGTTAAATAAAAGCACAGCCAAAATGGTAAACGGCATGAAAACGATCATTGCCGCTCTGCGCTTCCAGTTGCTTTTAATCGTTCCAATGTATTTTGGTCTTATTGATTTTTTGTCTTCTGTGAATTCAAACATAATCAAAACTCCAACATAGTAGCATTACGCAGATCTTTGCCGCATGAAGTGCCGTAGTAATTGCCAAGGATGTCAGCATCCCACCAGTAGCATGAAAATTTGCCAAACTTAAACAGCATTCTTGCCTCTTGGATCTTCGTAATCATGCCCGTACTGATTTTTACTGATACGGATAAATTCCACCTCATCATCCTTAAATGGGCCGCAGCTTGATCCGTTTGGCCAAATACCGAAAGCTTCACGACCATCAAATGTTTTTACATCATGCAGCATTTTTAACCGCCACTTTTGCGCCGTTATCTGGTCTTTTACTTCCTGATACGGAACCCATTGCAAAAAGTAAAATGCGTAGGGGCTGTTTTCTTGTAAAAGCTTATTAAAAATATCTCTCGGATATTTCCAATCAAGTTCAGGCACGTCATTGCCAGTTGCGCCGCTGATTATTCTGAGCATCTGACGTTCAAATTCTTCATCAGTGTAAGATTCGATATCGGCAAGCAATGCAGTTAACTTACTCTTTGCGTAATCTGGTTTCATCTGTATTTTCCTGATTAATTTCTTTGTTTATTTTACCTGCTTCTATCCTATATTTTACCATGAAAATCAGCAGGATAACAAAATATATTAGTAGTGCAATGCCGATTGGATTCATGTGTTTTTATCCTATTTTTACATTATCCCAAGCCTTAATAGCCCACTCCTTTTGACTTAGTGGCGCATGGTTATCAAGGTAAGTATGTGAACTCATTGAGCCGCCACACATGCAAGTTTCATCGTCATAGGTAAGCAAGTCGGTAAACCTGCACCAGTAATACGCAAGCAAGTGGTGAGCTATGAACATAAAACAGCACAAGACCACCGTTACAGCCAAAACCAGAAATACATTAATCACTTACTTTCTCCTTCCATAAATCCAAACTAACATCATCGGCCAAAGCGCCAGAATGATGAAAAACAGCGCTATTTTAGCCGTCATTTCGTATTCATCATCTGACATATCAGAGCCTTTATTTCGCTTGTCCAGATGTTTCATTTGGTGGATCATCAGAGAAATAATCAGACCTTGACCGATACTTCTAACCGCTTCATAGGTTACCAATACGCCGAAAACCCATGGTGTTATCCAGTGACTAAATTCCATTTTCAGGCTCCATCAAATCCAGCGAAAGGCAGTCTATTCGATCAATCGTAAAGTTGTACTTATCCTCAAGCTCTTTTGCGAAAAACTTGATAGCGTCGAATACGTCCATTGCTGCGACTTCTGAGTGATAGACTTTTCCGGTTTCCTTATGTGAAGCCGTTATTGAGTAAGTTTTTCCACCAACAGCACTACATAGCATTGCTGCAACTGCCGACAAACCAGAAATATCATTCATTTTCATTAACTCCCCAGCTAGGCGTTTTCTGACCAACGCCTTTGATTATTTGGATAGCCGCTTCGATGTTATGAGCTTCGGCGGCAGGTAAGTCTTTCTGGGCTGCTTTAAGCTCGTTTTCGGCATTGCGAAGATGCCATGCTGGTTCAGAGTTCATTTTCTTTGCTCCGGTGATTTAAACCCTGCATGAAACATGCGCTCAAATATTTCATTCATATACGGCACAACTGAGACAGGTACGCCATTATCTACAATGGCAGCGTCAATGGCTGATTCTATGAATTTTTGGCAATCGGTTTTTACTGGCTCAACTGGGCGAAAACTTGCCGGAGACATTGACGCGAAATAATCCATATCAGCACGGCACACGCAAAAACCTAAATCATCAATGCCGATGATAAAGCAGTTAACCCACTTGCCAGATCCATCTGTTAGCAGGAATTGGCAATAAGCACCAGATGGCGGAAACTCTCCGCGCTCGCGCCATGAGTTGTCTACCTTTTCGTTGACTTCAACGATATGGTCCGGCGCTTCGTCTGCTGGCTTGTAGCGTGGGTCAACTATTTTAAAAACCGATACTGGATGGGGGCACGCATTGTCTGGCTCTGGTCTGAATTTCAATTCACCGCATTTGCAAATAGCTTCATCTCCTGCAGTGTTTTTCCACCACAGGTCAACATCATCCGGCAAATCCGGCTTCACGCCATTAGCCGGATATTCCTTGCCCCACAAATAGCCATTTATATAGCCCATACGCTTAGCTTCGGCCTCAAACTGCCATCTATTGCAAATAGGGCAATTTATCGAAACAAGACCATTGCCGAATGATGGAGACGGCACTTCGCAGCGATAATAAAGCTGATCGCCAGCAATAAAGTAACCGTCTGAATTACCAGAATCAACTGACCATCTGGCCTTTAAATCTATAACTGCTTGTCTAACTGTTTTCATTTCTTCTTCTCCTGATCTAAAAAGTGATAATCGTCGCCTGTTTTTAAAAACTTCTTACAGTAAGATTCGACTGTTTGAATGAATTTCTCGGTCTTTTTCTTTTCTTGCAGCTTGTAAAGCAGAGCCACTAGCAAGCACATAAAGCCTAATAGTGAAAATACTGCTGTTAGCATTTCTTCCATGTTTCGCGCTCCCAGACTAATTCGACGTTGCTGTATTTTTCTGGCTCATAATCTTGATTAGGCCAGTACGTGAAACCGATAAATTTATCTGGAGTTCGCCACGGATCATTTGCACCTCCATCAGTGCTTTGTGTAACTTTATCGCCACAGACACAGAATAGAACTGGTCCGGTGTCTTAGTGAATACCGCTGAACATTTGTTCTTTCATCTTATTCCCCTTGCTGTTTTTAGAATTAAGCTTTCAACAGTTTCATGCACTGCAAGTAAATCGAATTTTTAAACTCAGTGATAGTTGAGCGCTTGATTTCTTCCGATGTATAGCGCGGATGCTCATACGCAGCCAGCACCATTGGGTAATACTCTTTAGATAAATTATGCTTAGTGAATACATCAACAGCCTCAGACATTTCTACGCCAGCCTGACGGCTTTGCATGATTACGCCAGCCATTAAAGCATTCAGCTTGCATGAGTTTTCTTTTTGCTTGAAGTCAGCAGCCATTGCTGGAGCTGATAAAGCGGCGATTACTACTAAGGTTAGTGCTTTCATGTTTATTTCCTTTTGTGTTTTTAACATCTACGCTTTACAGATTAGCTTTCTAGGTTTATATTGTCAACTACATTAATCACAAAAGGTAAAACAAATGAACATTGCGAAGTCAGTAAGTGAAGCGCTTTATATCAACCGTAAAAACCAAAAGTGGCTGTGCGGAAAGCTTGATTGCTCACCTGCATACGTTAGCGCAATAGTGCTTGGTAAAAAGGAAGTTGGCAGAAATAAGATCAGGGAGATCGCAGAAGCCTTTGAAATGTCGGTAAGTGATTTTATCAAACTTGGTGAGTAGCCTATGCACTACTACGAATTTAACATAGGCGACTATATGCGAGATACGGCGCATTTAGACGAAATGGAGGACTTGGCGTACAGGCGTATGCTTGATCTCTATTACCTGAAAGAATCGCCTTTGCCAAAAAGTATTGCAGAGATAGCAAAACTAATCAGGATGCGAACGCATAGCGAAAGCATAGCGAACGTATTGCGAGAGTATTTCACTCTTACAGATCATGGCTATGTAAATGCTAAAGCTGATACTACTTTGGTGAAGATTTATGATAAATCTGAAAAGGCCAAAAAGAGCGCAGAAAAACGCTGGGAATTACAAAGACTTAAAAATGCGAACGCATTGCCAACGCAATCCGAATGCAATGCGGACGGTATGCTACCTAATAACCTAACAACCCAGCAACCTATCAACCTAGATCCTCTTGTCGATTCTGAAGAATCGCCAATTGCTGAAAGTGATTTTATTTCAGAACAGTTTGAAAGATTTTGGAGAAACTACCCGTTAAAAAAATCAAAGATACCGACAGAGAAAGCTTTTAGAAATCTGGTTAAAGGAAAAAAGGAAAGTCAGGTAAGGTTTTACGTTGACATGATTTTAAGCTATCACCTTGACTGCGTAGACAGAGAAAAATCTGGTTCACTTGAAGACAAGGGATCGTCTGCGCTTCACGCATCAACCCTTATCAATCAAAAGAGATGGAAGGATGATCCAGAGTATTTTGCAAACTTTAAGTCTAATTGGATAAAAGAAAATGGACAGAACTAAAGAAATTCCGCAAATAACCAAACCGGAAAAGCTATATCACCACTACGCAGAAACATCAGTCATAGGCTGTATGCTGCTAAACGCTGAATCAGATGCAGCTACACAGGCCGTTGAATCATTAAAGCCTGATGATTTTTATCTGAGAAGCCACAGGGATATTTGGGCGCAAATCGTATTCATGGCAACCAGAGGGCAAAGAGTGGACATGATCACTCTTGATGAGGCTCTGATGAAGCAAGGCTCTGAAGTTACTTTCTCATTGCTTGGTGAATACGCCAAAAATACCCCAAGCCAAGCCAGCATGCACAGCTATGTAAAGCTGGTGAAAGACTATTCAAGCCTGAGAAAAGCAATGGGCGCTATGTCTGATGCGAATTCAGCGCTTTACGAAAATGGCGATATTCAGGACAGGATAAATAAATCACTTAGCTTCCTGTCGGAAATTGGCGCTGATGAATCTGAGTCAGAATTGAAAGATCCTGCTGATGTTGCGATTCAGGTTGTTGACCGGATGGAAGCTGCTTTTCAGTCAAACAAAACCATAGTTGGCCTTTCATCCGGCTTTGAAAATATTGACAGGATGACAGGCGGATTCCGTGATGGTGATTTAATTATCGTTGCGGCCCGTCCATCTATGGGTAAATCAACTCTATGCCTAAACTTTGCTGAAAACGTGGCTTTAATATCGAAAGAGCCGAAGCCGGTTTTATTTATCAGCCTTGAAATGCCAGCCGATCAGCTTGTGTCTAAAACTATCGCCAGATGCGGAAACCTGATGCTAGGCAAGATTATGAACGGTCAGGCGATAGGGAATGATCACGATGTTGCAAGGCTCGGAACCGCATTAGAGTTAATAAATAAAAACCGTCAATATCTGAGAATTGATGACAAAGGCGGTCAGCACATAACGCAAATTCAAGCCAGAGCAAAACGCGCAAAAATGAAAATGGGCGGACTGTCTTTGGTTGTTGTTGATTACCTGCAAATGATTAGTGCTGAAGGTGAAAGTCAAACAATCAGGATCGGCAACGTATCAAAGGGATTAAAAGAGCTGGCAAAGTCTCTGGGATGCCCTGTAATTGCTTTAAGTCAGCTAAACAGGGCTTTAGCTGGCAAACCGGAATTAAAGAACCTGCGAGATTCTGGAAGCATTGAACAAGATGCCGATGTAGTCATGTTTTTACATGATGAAGATTATGAGGGAAACAGGGGCGATCATTCACTGACAGAGATAATTTTTGCAAAGCAGCGATTGGCAGCGATTGGATCAACTTACTTGCAACCTGAATTAATGTTTAGTCGCTTTTCTGACACAAACAGATTGCCGGAACCAAAGCATGAAACGAAAGAAAAAACCTATAAGAGAGAATTCAAATGAGCGAATTTATACCAACAAACGGCCAGCAAATAACAGGCTGCAAAATGCGGATGATTAGGGTTAAAACAGACGAGCTTCAGGAGTTTGACGTTCTGGCTAGATTCGCACAAAACATTAAAGGCGTTACAGCTTACAAAGAAATCCGTCCGCTTAATTGTTCAAGCGGCGTTTACTGCAAATCTATCGGGGAACATAAATGACAAAATTAGAACAGTTAGTTATTCGCAGGTCTGAATTACTGAGGCAGATCAAAGCGCTAAAAGCTGATAGCAGCGCTAAATATTGTTTGATCGCATTAATGCCATCAAGTGAGCCATACGCTGTATTTGGGCTGATAGGAACCGGAAAGGATAGCTGCATAGAGCGAGTTTACAAAGAATGGCGCGAATGCAACGAAAATCCATACGACCAGTACAGCTACGATGAAATTTTTGAAAACACAGAAACAGAGCCTTGCCAGCACTGCAAAGACGTAAGGCAAAACAAAAAGCAGCGCATGAACCTACGCCGTGAATTTGGCAGAGTTAATGCTCAAATAACACAAATCGGCAATCGTTTAATTAAATCATCCGGCCAGTAATGGCTATAAGAAATTAGGAGTTGAGAAAATGTGTATAACGATAAAACAAGCGCTTAAAATTAGAAAGCAAATAAAGCAAGGGCTATGGACTGCTGAAATATTTGACAGGCATACAGACGATCCTAGAGAAGCGTTTTGCAGCTCATTGGTAAATGGCGGCGTCAGAATTAATCTTGCTGGAGGCTTGCTTTTTTCCAGTGTTTCAATTTTTAATGATAACGATATTTATTTTCCATGCACGAATGTCAGGATAGGTATTATCCAAAAAATCATAATAACCACAGAGGCCTTGAAAGAAAAAAGAAGAGCAGAAAAAGAATTTGTAAAATCAATGAACGATCTTGCATTAAAAAGGCTTAGCGAGATACTGAAATGACAGAGATTTATCTAATGCGCCAAGGAAAGGCGCTAGTAGCATGTCAGGATAGTGACGCAGAGGCTTTGAGAAATGGATAAGCGAAAGTTTTTCATAATCAACAGGCAGAGCTTGATTGATGCCTTTAAGTGGGTTTCAGCTTTTGGCTTTGAAAAAGCTTATGTCATCGAGATAAAACCACTCACCAGAACTCTAGAGCAAAATGCAAAGCTGTGGGCCATGCTAACCGAAGTTAGCGAGCAGGTTAATTGGCACGGCAACAAGTTATCGCCCGAAGATTGGAAGCACGTATTTAGTGCAGCACTGAATCAGCAAAGAGTTGTGCCAAACATAGACAGCACTGGCTTTGTGGTTTTAGGTAAATCAACAAGCAAAATGTCTGTTAGTGAAATGTCGGATATGATCGAATTAATTAATGCGTTTGGCGCTCAGCATGGAGTTGAGTTTAAAAACGAATAGAGCTATGATTGATTTTATCAGTAAGCCGTAGGACGTGAACTGATTGCATGCCAAAAGCCCAAGACAGGCTAGACGATTATAACCCTGCATCAGGTGCCAACTAGCTGGCCGTCCTAACTGATGCGGGGTTTATTTTTATGGTGATTTATGGAATCAAGATTATCTTTAATTCGATTGTTGGACGTAAGGAATAGGGCTCAATTTGGGCTATATAAATGCTTATGCGGAAACGAAAAAGAGATAAATATTTACAACGTAAGGGCAGGAAAAACACTAAGCTGCGGCTGTTACAGGAATGAAAGAGTTAAAGAGGTTCACTCTAACCATACCGAAGATCAAGACAGGGCGCACAAAATATGGCTTGGAATGAAAGGAAGGTGTTTTGTTAAGTCTAATTCTGCATATAAAAAATATGGAGCTGTTGGAATTTCATGCTGCGATAGATGGGCCAATTCTTTTGCCAACTTTTGGGAGGACATGGGGCCTCCGCCAGAGGGCTACACTCTGGACAGGGTAGATAACACAAAAGGATACTTTAAAGAAAATTGCAGGTGGCCAGTATACATTTACAAGCTTGGAATAAGGGAAGGCTTTTCAAATCTGGAAGCATAAAATTTAAAGGTGTCCACAGAATTAGCGGAAAGAAAACCTACATAGCAAAAATAACAGTTCGCGGGCAGGTTATCACAGTTTACCGAGGAAAGAGCTGTGTTGATGCGATCAAAGCAAGGTGCAAGGCTGAATTGAAATATTTTGGCTTTTTGCTGGGATCTAACCTTAAACAAGGTTTTCGATAATCAGGAAGATTTGGCTAACCAACTACTCCAATTTGAGTGAGGCATGTATGTCAGGCTTTATCTGCGGTCCGTCAATTTACGAATTCAAAGGCTGGCTATTTGAATATCATCAAATTTATGGCCCTTGGCCGCTTCGTAAATCAGATGAAAATCCACGCGCAAGAGCCGGAAAGAAGTTTTGGCAATTGTGGGATGAATTCTGCAAATTAACGGATGAAGAAAAGCAGAAAGCTTTAAAACACAAAGGCGGCTGCCAGAAAATAACGATGACAGTTAATAATCAGAGGTAAACATGGCGCTAAATAAAAAACAACGTGCAGAGTTAAAAATGAAGTTTGGCGGCCGCTGCGCTTATTGCGGCTGCGAACTTGGTGATAAGTTTCATGCCGATCACGTAAAAGCCATTTACCGGAATAGCCAAGCTCCTGAAGGTATGGATAGGCCGCAAAACGAACACATTGATAATTATTTTCCGGCTTGCGCTCCATGCAACTTATTCAAAACTGTCTGGACTGTTGAGCAGTTCAGGTCTGAAATTCAGGCGCAAGTGAGCAGGGCAAGGGCTTATTCTGCAAACTTTCGCGTAGCAGAGCGATTCGGGTTAATTCAAGAAGTGTCTAAGCCTGTCGTGTTCTGGTTTGAGCAATACGATAAATAAAATATTTGCCTTATCCGTTTTTATGTGTAATATTATGTTTAGCTGCTCGGCTGGTGCTGGGCTTAATCAGGAGAATAAAAATGTGGTTTAAAAACGCTTGTGTTTATAACGTAAAAACAGCTGAAGGAACTGGTTTGGTTTTTTCATGTAGCGGACATGAAGCCATTGAACAGGCTTTGGCGGCTTTCAAGTTCGCGCCTTGCACTTCTCAAGAGGCGGTTAAAATAGGCTTTACAAATCCACTGCATGAGCAATCAGGCAGCTTACACCGCCGAGTAAATGGCATTGATATCTTCGCCATCAAAAAGCAGGAAAAGATTTTACCTGCTGCCGTAATCAACGAAGAATTGCAGCCAAAAATCGCAGCTATGGAAGCTGAAAAAGGCAGGCCGTTAAGCCGGAAAGAAAAGCAGGTTTTAAAGGAAGAATTAATCCAAACTCTGTTACCGCGCGCAATGGTGAAAAGTAAAGTTACAACAGCCTTCTATTGCCGTGAATCTGGTTTATTGGTTGTCGATACTGCCAGTGCTTCAACTGCTGAAACATTCTTGGCCTTACTGCGTAAATCGTTTGGCTCGTTGCCAGTCGTACCGTATTTTGATAATCACCAACTTAATCAGCAATTACACTTCTGGTTACAGGGTAAATCACTGCCTGAAGGTTTTACGCTTGGCAGCTCGGCGATTCTTGAAGAACCAGTTAACGAAGGCGCAAAGGTTAAATTTACAAATCAAGCGCTTGGTGACGATGAAGTTCAAGACCACTTGCAATCCAAGATTGTTTCGCAGCTACAACTTCAGCAAGACGAAAAAGTCTCGTTCACAGTGAAAGAGTCGGGCAGTCTAGTTAAAATCAAATTCCATGATCTGCTTTGCGGTGAAAATGAAGAATTAGGCTGGGACGATGCTTTAGGTCGTCTTGATGCTGATTTTATTTTGATGGCCGGACAACTGAAAGATTCGCTGGCTAAGATTCAGGCTAATTTAGGAGTGACAGAGTAATGAGCCAAAGACCAATAGTTGATTGGAATAAACCAGATCAAATTCCACCAGTTGAAAAATTCGCAATGGACGTTTACTGGATTGCCGTTGAAACGCATTGGCGCGGCAAGCCTGAAGTTTGCGTTTTTCTGGCTCACTACATAAACAAACCTCTTGAAATGGACGAAAACGACGAGCCAACAGATCCAAATGCTCACATAAACGAAGATGGCGAATATGTCGAGGCTATCGGCTGGCATTCCGAACAAGAGCACCCAGATTTTAACGGGTATTACAGCCCAATATCGTTTAACGACAAATACAAACTTCTTGGCTGGGCTGAATATTTGCCGCCAGAGTTTAAATAAACATCATGGGCGGCTATGTCGCCCTTTTATCAGGAGTTAACATGAAAGTCTACCAAGGCGATCCTAATGTTTTTAGAAAGCCACGGCATAACATGCCATCAAAAATCGTGAGAAAAGACGCATATTTTTGCGAAGATGGTCCGTTTAAAGGTCACTTACTTTACTTAACTGATGGCACAACTATGGTTTTCTCTGCAAGCAACCAAACTGGCCGCTACGTTAACGGGCAATGGCAATCATGCTGAGCCTGTTAATCACTCCGCAATTTGAACCTAACTTTAAGGCAGTGTTAAAAGCCGCTTCTGGTCGTGGCTCAAATCAAGTTTATGACTATGCACTTATCATGGTCACTGATAACGCTGTGACTGTAGCCTGCGGCGATAGCTCCATTGAATTAACATCTGAGCTAGTCGGTTGTGAAACAAAAGAAACTGGCTCGTTTTGCGTTGAAGCTGCAAAGCTAATGTCAGCTCTGGTTTCCTGTAAGTTTGATTGCTGCATCCGGTATAACGGCAAAATGATCGAAGTGCGCGGTAAGTCATCCAAATTTACACTGACTGCCGCAAGCGCAGATCAATATCCGATTTACCCAAGCACTGGACAAGATGATGTTTTACAGGTAAACGCTGCTGAGTTTATCGAAAAGCTAAAATTAGCCAGCCTGATAGCTCCAGAAGGATTGGTTCAGTATCAGCTTAATGGTGTTAGCGTAGGTGATCGAATAGTTGCTTCTGATGGCTTTAGGGGCGTTATGTTTGATTCTGAAAAAACACCTAGCGCCATTATTCCGACTAAATCAGTTAAGGCTTTGCCGGATAATGCAAAAGAGATCAGATTATCCGCCAATTTTATGACGGTTAAAACTGACCTGCTGACATTTAAAACAAAGCTCGTTGATGCGCGTTATCCAGATTTAAACAGAGCTTTTTTACCGACCGATAAAACAGCGGTGATTAATCCGAAGTCTTTATCTGAAGCGCTGAAAGCCAGTATGGTGACTATCAATAAAGTGAAAATGGCCGTACAAATCCAGATTGATAGCTCTGGCGGCAAAGTTATCTCTACCGATCAAAATCAGGAAACGGCAACTATCGAATTTGAAGCAGAATCAAGCGAGCCAATAGAGGCGGCATTCAACGCTAAATACCTGATAGATGCCATGCAGTACCACAGCGAAAAAGTAGAGGTTGGATTCAATGATAAGCAATTGGTGATCAGATGCGGGGCTTTTGCTCAGACGCTAATGCAGATAAAAATATAGGCTGGGATATGAAAACACATGCTTCAACAACGCCGGATAACGAGAAAGACTTTGCGCAAACGCCTTGGTGGATGGTTTTTTCTCTTGAGTCATTCATGGGTGAGAATTTCGATTTAGATGTTTGCGCCATGAAAGAAACAGCTAAATGCGATAATTACTACAGCTTGGAAGAAGGTAAGGATGCGCTTAAATTGGGCTGGCACAAGTTTAATTTTTGCAATCCACCCTTCACCAACATTCAGGCTTTCATGGAAAAAGCAGTTGAAGAAGCAAAAGAAGGTAGCTCAACCTGTTTAATCTATCCAGACAACACAGAAACTGCATATAGTCGTTTTGCTTGGCAACATGCAGACACGATCATCAGAATGCCTTTCCGCTTAGGCTTTATTCGTCCCGATGGCACTCCGTTTTTAGATAAGAAGGGCAAAAAGCAGGGGCCGCAATTCCCTTGCGCTGTTGCACTGTTTACTAAAATGGGACTGGTAGCGCCAACAAGGGTTATTTATCACGACTTCAGGATAGGTTTTGAGCCAAAGTGAAGGCTTACAAAATAACAATAACCGGATATAAGCCATTTACTTTAATCACTGAAACACCTGAGAGTAAAATACCCGAGGCGATAAAGGAAAAGTTTTTGGTTTATCCGGTGAAAGTTAAAAAGCTGTAAATAAAAGAGCCGCAATTAAGCGGCTTTTCTATTGCTTGATCGCCCCAGCAGCAAACTGGCATGAGTGGGAAAACCGACCTTTCAGTCGTAAAAACCACGGCTTGCGCTTTCCAGATAACCCGCTACAGCATTTGCTAGGAGGAACAAATCGCTAAGTATTATCTATCTCCGCAGCGCCACACGGTAAGTTAGTTATGCTGGCCTGAAATCGTCTAATTCGGCCGAGCCGTTTAAAAGCACTTCAAGGATAATCTTTGCCGGAACTACGCCGCGCTTTTTCCACTCTGAAACTGTAGCAGTATTTGAGCAATTGAACAGCTTAGCGATAACTGCTGGTTTATCTTCTAATCCGGTAGCTTTCAGAAAGTTCTGATAGTCGCTGTTATATTTCATAATTTATTCCAATATTTTGTTGACATAGCTAAGTATAAATATTAAATTTATCAAAGTAAACAACAAATCAGGAGTTAGACAATGAAATTCAGAATACATGGTACATGCGCAGACGGCACAACCGATACATGGCTGGTCGAAGGTGATTCAATTGATGAAATCAGAACGCAAGCAATGGAGATAGTTAATTCTCGCAACCTTGCTGATTATTGGTCTGAGGAAGTTTAATCATGAAAAAAGACTATATCGGCGGAAATACAACCAAATACCTTAACCAGCAAAAGCGTAACCGTGATTTTGCGGCGTTTATGATTAAGTGGGTTCCGGTTGTCATTGTCATTGCAGCAGTTACAACTTGGTGGGGTGCATAATGTCATTACCAGTCGTTTTACAAAACCTTCGCCAAGGCTTAGAAGGTGTGCAGCAATTGCTTCCAGCGCACGTTAGCTTTGAGCGCTTTGTGCAATCAGCAGCAGTTGCCATTGCCAACAATAAAGACCTGATGGCGGCCGATCCTCAATCTGTTATTAACTCACTGACTCAGTGCGCTAAAGATGGCTTAGTAGCCGATAACCGCGAAGCCGCTTTAGTCGTGTTTAATACCAAAAACGGCAATGACTGGGTTAAGAAAGCTCAGTACATGCCGATGGTTGACGGCGTAATGAAGCGCGCCAGACAGTCCGGCGAAATATCTGTTATTGCCAGTCGTTCAGTTTATCAAAACGATAAATTCCGCGCATGGATGGACGGAGACGGCGAGCATATAGAATACGAGCCAACCATGTTCGAGCGCGGCCCGATGATCGGCGTCTTTGCCTACGCAAAAATGAAGTCAGGCGAAATTCAATTTGAAGTCATGAATATGGCTGATATTGATAAAGTACGCCAAGCCTCTAAAAACAGCGATAAAGGGCCATGGGTTGACTGGTTCGAGGGTATGGCAAAGAAAGCTGTAATGCACCGATTATGCCGCCGCTTACCTAACAGCGCTGAGCTAATGGAAATGCTTGAACGTGGACAGATGATGAATTGGCAAGTTGAAACACAGCAGCAAGCAGCGCCACAGGAAAGGGTTATTAACGAATTACCGCAAATGACCGCCGAGCAATGGGAAGGTAATTTTAAATACTGGTCAGAGGTCATTGCCTCTGGTAAAAAGTCGCCAGCTAATATAATGTTATCTGCATCTAGCAAGTACGTGTTAACCGAAGATCAAAAAGAAGCAATCAGACAATTAGGAGATAAACAATGATTACAGTTGAATTACAGCAAGGCTCACCGGAATGGCATCAATTCCGCGCAACCAAATTTACCGCATCAGATGCGCCAGCAATGCTTGGTTTGTCTAAATACAAAACCCGCAGTCAGTTGCTTAACGAAAAGGCAACAGGACTAACTGAAGAAGTTGACGGCTTTAAACAGGCTTTATTTGATAAAGGTCATGCCGCTGAAGCTTCGGCGCGTCCGATTATTGAAAAGCTGGTTAAAATGGATTTA